CCAAGCCGGCAGCGGCCACCAAGCCGGCCGGCTACACGGCGCAGCACTCCCACGAAGAGATGGCTGCGGCGCTGGGTGAAGTCAAGGAGAAGTTCGGCGCTCCCGCGGCCAAGGCCATCATCAAGGAAGTTGGCGGCAAGGACAAGATGGCCGAGATCACCGATCCAAAGACCATCGACGCCACCTATGACGCGGCCAAGGCCAAGTTGCAGGAAGAAGACGGCATGTGATCGACGGGCCACCCTTCGGGGTGGTCATTCAAATGACCGAAAAGCACGCATCATGAGAGATCCAATAACGGCGCTTCAGCAGTACAGAAACCGTGGTTGTCGTTCGCTCAATGACAAGGCGCTTGAGAAAAGATTGTTTGATCAGTTACTAGCCATGGAACGTACCGTTGACCTCATCGGGCCTTCAACGTTGCGATATGAATTGAGCGAGTTGATTGTGCAAATGCGCGGTGAGATCTGGGCGTTTGATCAACAACAAAGCCCTTGGCGCGAATGACCGAACACTCATTCTCTCTATCGCAACTGTCCAAGGCGAAGGACGGTACTGGACATTCGATCTACGGCGCGAGTTCGAGTCATATGTACCTAGCCTGTCCGGGTAGTCTCATCCCGAACATCCTCGCTCCCGATGAGACAGGGCCTGACGCAGCTTACGGCACTGTGGCGCACGGCGTCACTGAAGAGTGGCTCAATGCAGGCCGTGCGCCGACCCACCTGATCGGACAGAAGCGGTTCGTCGGTGAAATCGAGACGGGGCACCTCGTCTCGATTGACGATGAGATGCTGCACTACGCGGGCGAGTGCGTTGATCGGTGCGAGTTTGAACCAGGTGAACAGTTCGTCGAGGTGCACGTCGACTTCTCGCACCTCACCCCGATTCCGAATCAAGGCGGCACGGCCGATTTCATTGCCGTGCTTGCAAGCAAAGAGCGCATGCTCATGGCCGATCACAAGTTCGGCGCAAGCCCCGAGAACATCGTGTACCCCGAGGACAACACACAGTTGATGCTGTACGCTATTGGCGCATGGCGGCTTCCTCAGTTCACCCATTTGCCGTTCAACGACTTCATCATTCGGATCAATCAACCGCGTCTCAATCACTTTGACGACTGGCACACCACTGCGAGTAGGCTTGCCGAGTTCGAAGCCTACGCGCGTGAGCGGATGGCGCTGGCCTGGCAACTCGATGCACCACGCATACCAGGCCCGAAGCAATGCCGCTTCTGCAAGGTGCGCTCAACCTGTGCGGCGAACGCCAAGATGCAGGAAGACCTGATCTCTGCGGTCTTCAGCGATGAGACGCAGACTGTTGAACAGATGCAGGACTTCGTCCGCCGTCTCGACGATGATCTCGACACCTTCAAGATGCACTTTCGGTCATCGCTCGATCTGACCACGGCTCAACTGGCCAAGCTCAAGCCTTATCGCGGCATGGCTGAATCATGGTGGAAGTCAATGGCGGCCGAGCTTGATCGCAGGGCTGCAAGAGGTGAGAAGATCCCCGGCTACAAGGTCGTCGAAGGGCGCAGCCGCAGGAAGTTCATCAGTGAAACCCAGACTAGGGAACATCTGCTAGCGCTGGGCCTCAAGCGCAAAGACATCATTGAAGAGTCCCTCGTCAGTCCTGCACAAGCGGAGAAATTGCTTCGCAAGGCGGGGCACAAGACGAAGGAACTCCCCGAACTCTTGCAGGGGCTTGTTTTCAAGCCACCCGGCAGAGCCACTTTGGCGCCGCTGTCCGATCGGCGGCCCGAGGTGGAAGACGTGTCGGCCCTCGTGTTCGAGGGCGACGAATCCGCAAACCGTGAAGACGAGGAAATCTGAAATGGCTCAAATGGAAATCAGCAAACGTGTCGCCAACGGCATTCTGTACACGAACGGCATGATCAAGGTCGAGAATGTCCGTCTCTCTTACCCTCACCTGTCCAAGCCGTACGCCGGCAAGGGCGATGATGGCAAACAGCAGACGCCGAAATACGGCATCGTTGGCATGCTGCCGAAGAAGACCCACGTCGCAGTTAAGGATCTCATTGTCGAGGCAATGAACGCCTTGCTGAAGTTGAACGACAACGCGACCGTCAGCAGCGACAAGAAGTTTTGCCGCAACGGTGATGATCACGAGAAGGTCGAGACCTACGGCGGCCACTGGATTGTTTCGGCTCGCGAGACGAAGCGGCCCAGCGTGCGCAACAAGCGGGGCGAGTTGATCACCGAGGACGCCAAGGTTGACGACTTGGTGTATGGCGGCTGTTGGGGTCACATCCTGATCCGCCCGTGGTATCAGGACGGCAAGAAGGTCGGGGCGGGCTACGGCAAGCGGGTCAACGCCGGCCTCGTGGGCGTCCAGTTCATCCGCGACGATGAGCCGTTCGGTGAAGGCCGCATCGACGACACCGACGCATGGGGCAATGAGGACGACGGCAGCGGCCCGGCCGGCGACAGCAAGGACGAAGACGACGGGCTGTGACCTGACGCTGCAATGAGAAAGGGGCCTTGCGGCCCCCTTCTCTTGCCAACAGTGCGCAGCAGATCAGGTCGCGATATCGCCGTCGCCGGCAGCCACCAGGCCCGCTTGGTTGGCATCGATCGCCGCAACGATCGCATCGACCTTCGCCTGCACCGTGGCAGACAGCACCTCACCACTCGACAGATCGCGCACGGCGGTCTCGATGCCGGTGACGTACGTCCGAAGTGCGGCAATGGTTTCACCTTGAGCCGTCACCTTGTCGTTCAGTTCTTGCAAAGAAGCCATGATTTTCTCCAACATGAGGCGGATGGGATCGGGTTCCGCACAGCACCCGTCGGGGACGTGAATTGAAATGGTAGTCATCGTGTACCCCTGTTAGCCGATTGAGAATAGCACAGTGATGTGTAAGGCCCTGTGACCATGCCCACGTACCTCGAATCCAGACCCGTCGTCATCGCGGACACTGAGTGCTATTGCGACTATTGGTCAATCGGATTCAAGTCACCCGACACCGGCCGCGCCGTGGTCTATGAGTATTTCGACGGTTGCCCGCTGGACAAGAAGCGCATAGCAAGCGTCTTCCGCAGGTACACGGTCATTACCTTCAATGGCCAAAAGTACGACCTGCCGATGATCCTGTACGCCATGAGTGGCGCGACGAATGCGGAACTGAAGGACGCCAGTGATGACCTGATCCTCTACGGCACTCCGCATTGGGTCTTCATGGAGCGTCATGGGCTCAGCGTGCCCGACTTCATTGATCACATTGATCTGATGCCGGTGTCACCTGGCGCCCCGCAGATGCCGAGTTTGAAGATCTACGCCGGTCGGCTGCATTCGCGCAAGATGCAGGAACTGCCGATCGAACCATCGGCAAGCATTGGTCCAGTCGAGCGGCAGGTACTTTGCGCGTACCACGTCAACGACCTTGACGTGACGATCGACCTGCGGAATGACCTGAAGGCGCAACTTGAACTGCGCACGCTCATGTCAGCGGAGTACGGTGTTGACCTTCGCAGCAAGTCCGATGCGCAGATTGCCGAAGCAGTCATCAAGTCTGAGATCGAGCGATTGACGGGCACGCGCCTGTTCAAGCCCGAGATCCGATCAGGTTCATTTCAGTACAAGATTCCTTCCTTCATTGAATTTCAGACGCCTGCGCTGCAGGCATTGCTCAATGAGATCCGCACGGCGCAGTTCGGCATTGATCACGTGGGCAACGTGCACATGCCGGACTTGCTAAAGGACCACAAGGTTCACATCGGTGAATCAGTCTATCGCATGGGGATCGGCGGCCTGCATTCATCTGAGACTCGCGTCAGTCATTACAGTGACGACGAGTTTGTTCTGCTTGACCGGGACGTGACGAGTTACTACCCGATGATCAAGATCGTGCTTGGGCTGTTCCCTAAGCAGATCGGTTCGGCCTATCTGAAGGTCTACAAGTCAATCTTCGACAGGCGAATTGCGGCGAAGCGCGCAGGCAACAAGAACGTTGCGGAGACCCTGAAGATTGTCTTGAACGGTGCATTTGGAAAGTTAGGCAGCCCGTTTTCGGTTCTCTACGCACCTGACCTGATGATCCAGGTGACGCTCACCGGGCAACTCGTCATCCTCATGTTGATCGAGCAAATGGAACTGCGCGGCATGCACGTCGTCAGTGCTAACACCGACGGCTTCGTCACCAAGGTGCCTCGCGCTCTCCGCTGGCAGTTCAACGCGACATGCTTCGACTGGGAGTTGCAGACCGGCTTCAACCTTGAAGAAACCGAGTACCGTTCTCTGCACAGCCGCGATGTCAACAACTACATCAGCATTGCCGTAGAGAAGGGCAAACCGAAGGTCAAGGTGAAGGGCGCCTTCGCATCAAGCGGGCCCGGCCTGCCAGGCGCAGCCGGTCAGAAGAAGAATCCGAACATGGACATCTGCACTGACGCAGTTGTCGCGTATCTGAAGGACGGCACGCCGATCGAGGACACGATCGAGTGGTGCACTGACCCCCGCAGGTTCCTCGTGGTGCGCCGCGTGACGGGTGGTGCCATGAAGGACGACGAGAAGATCGGCAAGGCACTCCGTTGGTACTACAGCAAGGATGTCCAAGGGGGCTTCGTCTATGCAAAGAACGGCAATGCCGTACCTGAGTCAATCGGTGCACGTCTGATGATGGAATTGACGGATCGTGTGCCGGCCGATCTTGACTTCGACTACTACATCCGCGAGTCCTACGCCATCCTGCAGGATCTCGGGGTCGAGGTGATTGATCCGAAGTTGCGCGGCAGAACTGGGCGCATCATGGCCCGGCTGCCTGACGCCAAGAACGTGCACTACGTGGAAGCGTCAACCGGCGTGGCGCTGTGCGGCAAGACTCGTGACAGCATTCGTGACTCGTGGGTCGAGTACCGAGAGGTGCCTGACGGGCATCGGCTTTGTTCGAAGTGCAGGAAGGCAACAGAACTATGAATGAATGGATCGTTTCGCTCTGCGACCTGACCGGGCACATGGTTGAGCCGTGGGTTGAGAGCGGCTATCACGCTTTGCTTATCGACCCTCAGCACAAGCAGGGTGTGCATCGGCAAGGCCGCATAGTGAGAGTTGGTCAGGCGATCGATCACACACACACATGGTCGACGTTGCGCCGAATCATTCAGAAGGACTGTATTTCATTCGTTGCGGGCTTTCCGCCTTGCACAGATCTCGCAGTCAGCGGCGCCCGCTGGTTTGAAGACAAAGGCCGGAAGGATTGGGCCTTTCAGTTCAAGGCGATGGAAGTCGTCTGGCAATGCCACGTCATTGGTGCAATGTCAGGTGCCCCGTGGATGATTGAGAACCCCGTGAGTGTCATTTCATCCATCTGGCGCAAGCCTGATCATTCTTTCAGCCCGAGCGACTTCACAGGCTACGACTCGAATGACAACTACAACAAGCAAACGATGCTGTGGACAGGCGGCGGCTTCATCATGCCGAAGCCCAACCGTGACGCAACGCTCGGCCCGCCCGACGACCGGATACATCGTGCACCACCGAACGCGGAGAGAGCGAACTTCCGCAGCGCTACACCACGCGGCTTTGCGCAAGCTGTCTACGAAGCGAATGGCGAACTGTGACCACCTTTGACAAGCCCGTCCCCCGCATCCTTGAGTCCGACCTGCAGTCCGACATCATCGACTTCGCGCACGTCCGCGGTTGGTTCTGTGAGAAGGTCGAATCGCGCAGTGGCAGGGGCATCATGGACCTGTACGCACTGCGGCGCGGCCGGCACGTGTGGATGGAAGTGAAGCGCCATGGCGAACAGGCAACACCACAGCAAGCCAAGCGGGCACGCGAGATGAAGGCGCAAGGGGCAGAGGTCTACACCGTCGACTCGCTGGATAGGGCAAGGGAGATATTGAAGTGAAAGTCATCATCGCCGGCAGCGGGTCTATCAACAGCTACGCGCTTGTCGAGAAGACCGTCGCCGCAAGCGGCTTCACCATTACGGAAGTCGTTTCCGGTGGTGCACGGGGTGTCGATCAACTCGGTGCCATGTGGGCCCGGCGAAATCACGTGAGATGCATCACTATGCCTGCCGCGTGGATGACACTTGACGGTGAGCGCAACATGAAGGCCGGCTTTGAACGGAATGAGCGAATGGCAGACTACGCTGATGCGCTGATTGCCGTGTGGGATGGGGTATCGAAAGGTACGCAGCACATGATGCAGTGCATGGGCAAGCGGGCAAAGCCCATCTGCTACATTGATCTGGATCTTTGATGGATCGCTTCGATATTGCGATGCGTGAGCGCTTTGCCGAAGTGCAGCGCCAACGCGAGGACATGCACACCTATCAGTCTGAGATCGCTGTACCGTTTCTGCGTGACAACCCGTTTAGCGGATTGTTCTGTGACATGGGGCTCGGCAAGTCAATTTCATCGCTGACCGTCATTTCCGACTTGCTTGCTGAGTTCACTTCCGACGATCCTGTCCTCGTGATAGCCCCGCTGCGCGTGGCCACCGACACGTGGCCGACCGAGATCGCAGCATGGCAGCACACAGCATGGATGAACCACGTGGTTATTCGAGATGACGGGCGGTTTGTTCGCAAAGAGGATCTTGCTCGATCCCGCGCGGCAATTCACATCATTAATCGCGAACAGGTCGATTGGCTTGTGCATTTCCATCGGGAGCAATGGCCGTATCGGATCGTGTTTGTTGATGAGAGTTCGTCGTTCAAAGATCACACCTCGAATCGCTTCAAGGCACTTGCCAAGGTGCGCCGCACCCCCGGCTTGATCGAGCGTCTGCACATCCTCACTGCCACCCCTGCCGCTGAGTCTTACATTGGCCTGTTCACACAAATCTACCTGCTAGATTTGGGCCACAGGCTCGGCAAAAACATCACTGCGTACCGAGATCAATACTTCAGCTACAACAAGTATTCAATGAAGTACACGCTTCGACCTGGCGCCGAAGAAGAGATCCTTGAGAAGATTGCAGACATCACGCTCGTGATGAAGAAGAAGGACTATCTGCCAACAGCCGAGCCGACAGTCATTCAACACAAGGTCAAACTGGCACCCGCGCAGATTGATCTGCTGAAGAAGTTGGAACGCGACTTCTTGGTCACGCTGCCGGACGGCACCGAACTTGAAGCGAAGACCGCGGCCATCCTGTCATCCATGCTGCTGCAGATGGCGTCAGGCTGTGTGTATGAGACTCTGCTAATCGAGGATTGGGAGACCGACGATCTGAAGAAGGTCAAGAAGGTTCACGACCTGCATGATCACAAGGTTGAAGCGCTCAAGGAGATAGCCGAAGAGGCTGCGAATGAAGGCAAGCCGTTACTCGTGGCCTACTATTTTCAATCTAGCCTCGCGAAGCTGAGAAAGGCATTCCCGAAGGCCGTGGTCATGGACAAGTCCGGTAAGTGCATCAAGGCATGGAACGCCGGCAAGATCCCGATGCTGCTTATCCACCCGCAGAGCGCTGGCCACGGGCTCAATCTGCAGTACGGTGGTAGCACACTGGTCTTCTTCGATCTGATCTACTCGCTTGAGTTTTACCTGCAGACCATCGGGCGCCTTGATCGACAGGGACAACTCAATCCCGTCCTCGTGATTTTGCTCGTGGCTATGGGTTCGCGGGATGAGTTGGTTGCTGAATGCCTTGCTGCAAAAGAGGATGCACAGGACAAGTTCTTTGCCATCCTCAAGCGGCTCATCAAGGCATTGCGGGCCAAGCGAGCGGAAGCCTTGTAAAGTACACCCGCCTTCCGGTTGGGGTGCTCCTGGGTTGCCGGTTGGCTTTGCGCCTCGCTTGGTGCAAGGGCGAACGTGATCACCGGCTCGATGGGTGCTCTCCGTTCGCCCTACTTTTCGGTGCAGGTATCATGTATGCATTGCACACATGAACGAAATCCTTTTGCACTTGGAAAAGACCACAGGGCTCGGGCCGACTTACGTCGCTCGTTTGCTTGGGGTTGCTTATCCGACTTACGCACAGTATCGGAGCGGGCTTCGCCCATTGCAGAAGTACCACGCGCGGCACATTGAAGCATTGCTCATGCTGCCGACAAAGGCTGTGCGTCAGTTGATCGAGAGGCACGTCAATGGCACTTAAGGGCACAGGCAACAGCGACGACGAATCGCTTGCCGCGATCTATCAAGGGGTCAATCAGGACCAGTTGATGCGCATGTTCAAGATGGACCATCGAACCGCAAAGCGGAAGATGATGGAAGCTCGTGAAGGTGGCGTCAAACCGATCGGCAAGAAGCACACGGCCGAACTCTATGCAATCCACGAGATCGCCCCGTACTTCTGCAAGCCGGTCATGGACCCGAGCGAGTACATCAAGTCGATGGACCCTCGCGAGTTGCCGAAGATCCTCACCAAAGAGTTCTGGGCTGGCCAGCGATCCCGTCAAGAGTATGAAGAGAAGGCCGGCTCTCTTTGGAGAACCGAGAAGGTTGTTGAAGAAGTTGGCGAATTGATGAAACTCGTCAAGATGTCATCCTTGCTCATGCTCGATGCGGTGGAGCGGCAGACCGAACTGAGTGACCGTCAACGAGAGATCATTCGTTCATTGACGCATGGCATGCTCAATGATTTGATGAAGCGCGTGGACAGCAAATTCAAGGTGCCCGAAGCCGATGAGCAACTACAAGAAAAAACGGACGACCAAGACCTATGAGACGGTCGGCGAGATCATTTGCGATCTCGCCTTGATGCTCTCGCCACCTGAGAATCTAAGCGTCTCTCAGGCTGCCGAGAAGTATCGCTACATCAATCAACCCGGTGCCTACGTGGGCCAGTGGAAGAACGCGACCGTGCCCTACATGGTCGAGCCGCAGAACACCTTCACGTCTCGCGACTACAGTGGAATGATCTTCGTTGGTCCGGCGCAATGTGCGAAGACCGATAGTCTTGTGATCAACACGCTGGCCTACAGCATCAAGGTCGACCCGATGGACATGATGGTCGTCTGTCCGACGATGCTCGATGCTCGCGACTTCGGCCTTCGTCGTATTGATCGTCTTCATCGACACAGTGAAGAAATTGGCGAGATGCTGCTGCCGACAGCGGATGCAGACAACCGCTTCGACAAGCAGTACACGACGGGCATGCTATTCACGCTGGCTTGGCCGACACCCAGTCAACTCGCAGGCAAGCCTATCGGTCGCATCGTGTTGACTGATCGTGACCGCATGCCTGACGACATTGATGGTGACGGTGAGCCATTCGACTTGGCGAGCAAGCGCACAACGACATTCGGCTCTTACGCAATGACCGTGGCCGAGTCCTCACCTTCGCGCGAGGTTGGCAATCTCAAGTGGATTCCTCAGTCGCTGCATGAATCTCCGCCGTGCGAAGGCATTCTCAAGCTGTACAACCGAGGTGATCGCCGCCGTTGGTACTGGCCCTGTCCGCATTGCGACGGGTACTTCGAAGGCAACTTCAAGCACCTCGATTGGGACACGGCAGCAGAAGGCACCAACAGGGACCGCGCAGCAACTGTGAGAATGATCTGCCCGCATTGCGGTGCCTACATTCACCCCGACTACCGCGAAGACATGCAGTTCTTCGGAATCTGGCTCAAAGATGGGCAGGCGATCGGGAATGACGGCAAGGTCTTTGGGCCGCAGCAGAGAACGTCAATTGCATCATTCTGGCTCAACGGGGTTGCTGCTTCATTCGCTTCTTGGCGATCTCTTGTCGAGACCTACCTGAATGCGAATGATGAGTACCTGCGGACAGGCTCTGAAGAGGCTCTGAAGAAGTTCTACAACAACGATCTCGGGCAGCCCTACTATCCGAAGTCGCAGAACGAGTCGCGGCTTCCCGAGGTGCTCAAGTCACGTGCAGAGAAGACGAATGAGCGCAAGGTGCCGCTCGGTGTGCGGTTCTTGGTCGCGACGATTGACGTTCAGAAAAATATGTTCGTCGTTCAGGTCTTCGGCATTGTTCCGGGTCTGAAGTTTGACATGGTGCTCGTCGATCGTTTCGACATCCGCAAGAGCAAGCGCACAGATCACGACGGCGAGCATCTTTGGGTCAAGCCGAACACCTACGTTGAGGACTGGGACGAGATCACAGAGCACGTGATCAAGAAGGAATACGAACTCGACGATGACACAGGCCGATTGATGTCAATCCGCTTTGTCGGCTGTGACTCAGGCGGCCGGGCAGGTGTCACGTCAATGGCGTACTCCTACTATCGCAACTTGCGCGAGGCGAACCTGCATCGTCGCTTCATTCTGCTGAAGGGTGACTCATCTCCCAATCAGCCGCGCACGCGGATCAGCTATCCAGACTCAAACAGGAAGGACATGAAGGCCGGCGCGCGAGGCGACATCCCGATTCTGATGCTCAATTCCAATCAGATCAAGGACGACCTGGACGGACGCCTTGATTGCCTTGAGCCGGGTAAAGGAATGTACCGTTACCCCGATTGGCTGTCCGACTCGTGGTTCGCTGAGTTGTGTGCCGAGATCCGCACAGACAAGGGATGGGAGAACCTGGCAGGGCATCGAAATGAGGCATGGGACTTGAGTTGCTACGTCATCGGTCTGTGCATTTCGGAGTTGCTGCGCGTCGAGCACATCAATTGGAAAGAACCACCCGGATGGGCCGCCGAGTGGGACAAGAACGACTTGGTGCGAAACGCTGACAAGCCGGTTCCTTTCGCGAACCAGCTAAAATCAACGCACGACTTTGCGTCCTTTGCCAAGGCACTCGCTTGACGCAACTGCGGTAATCATTCTCAACGAGGTAACTGAAATGCCAGCAATCATTGCAACCAACTCGCTGTTGAATGAAGCCCGCAAGGCGTATCACTCCTTGATGACAGGCACCTCTGCGCGCGTCGTCGTGGATCAGAACGGTGAGCGGGTCGAGTTCGTTGCGGCCAACAAGCAAGCCCTCTTGGCCTACATCACCCAGCTTGAACAGCAATTGGGCGTGCCTTGCGGGACTGAGATCAGCCCTTCGTCGGCCTTCCATCCCGCAACCTTCACGTTCTGAACATGCAATTCGATCTTGACATTCGGCCCCCGACCCAACGGGCAATCGGCGGCGGCCTTGAGGGTGCTGAACGAACAAGCCGCGAGACCTTCGCATGGCGCCCCCCGATCATCTCGCCTGACCGACAAATCAATCCGGTCAAGGAAGAGGCTGACGCGCGAGGGCGCGACTCGGTGCAGAACGACGGCTTTGCGACAGGTGCTGTACACACCCATCGGGACAGCATTGTCGGCTCGCAATATCGATTGAACGCTCAACCCGACTTCGAACTGCTGGGTGCAGATCAAGCGTGGGCCGACGAGTTCCAACGGGTCGTCGAGAGTCGCTTCAACCTCCTGGCCGACAGCGATGAATGCTGGCTCGATGCCTCGCGCAAGATGAACCTGACCGAGATGGTTCGCCTTGCCGTTGGTGGTTTCCTCTTCACAGGTGAAGTGCTGGGCACCGTCGAATGGCTGCGTTCAAGTGAGCGCCCATTCGCCACTGCGATCCAGATGATCAGCCCGAGCCGGCTGAGCAATCCCAACGGAGTTGCCGACGATCGCTACTTGCGTCGAGGCGTGACGCGCAACATCTTCGGTGAGCCTCTTTCATACTCCATTCAGGTGGCGCATCCGACAGATCGCTACATCGACATGGAAAACTTGCGTTGGCGCGAGGTGCCTGCGCGCAAGCCATGGGGTCGTCGGCAAGTGCTGCACATCTATGACCCGCTACAGCCGGACCAGACGCGCGGCGTGGCCGACATGGTGTCCGTGCTCAAGCAGATGCGGATGACCAAGAAGTTCCAAGACATCGTGCTGCAAAGCGCCGTGGTGAATGCCACGTATGCGGCTGCGATTGAATCGGAACTTCCCCGCGAGGTGATCTTCGGCGCAATGGGTGCAGGTCAAGCAGGCTTCGGCGAGATGCTCGGGCAGTACATGACATCGCTGTCGGCCTACGTTGGCGGGTCGAACAACATCGCCATCGACGGGGTGAAGATGCCCCATCTGTTCCCCGGAACCAAGTTGTCCTTGAAGCCGATGGGCACGCCGGGCGGCGTCGGTACGGATTTCGACTCGGCCCTCATGCGGCACACCGCGGCAGGGCTCGGCATGTCATATGAAGAGTTCTCTCGGGACTTCTCCAAGACGAACTATTCGTCGGCCCGAGCTTCCATGGGGCAGACCTTCAAGTTCACGCAAGGCCGCAAGAAGGTCGTGGCCGACAAGATGGCAACAATGATCTATCACCTCGTGCTTGAGGAAGAGATCAACGCCAAGAATGTTCCGCTGCCCAAGGGCTTCACGATTGACACGTACTACAGTGATCCTGTGATGCGTGAAGCGATCGGTGCATGTGATTGGATCGGTGCGTCTCGCGGGCAGATCGACGAACTGAAAGAGACGCAAGCCGCAATCATGCGGATCAACAGCGGGCTTTCAACCTGGGAAGCCGAGTGCGCTCGCCTGGGTGGCGACTGGCGTCGTCTGTTCAAGCAACAGGCCCGTGAGCGTCGCATGCAAGAAGAATTGAATCTTGAATTCTCGCAAGATGCCAAGCAGCCTGGCGCGAATGACGCGAAGAACACCATGGACTCGAACAACTGATCAAAGGGGATAGACATGGGAATCATTCGAGAACTCATTCAGGCGATTCGTGAATTGACGGCTGAGATCAGGCTGCTTCGACAGAAGACATACCCCGAAGTACAGGGCGGGGGCGGGGGTGGCCCTGCACCTGTGAAGTGACCGATGGAAGACAAAGACCCGCCGAACTCAAAACCATGGACGGATTCAGATAAGGCGGATCTGGAATCTCTCCTACAGGAAAGGCGGCATCGCAAATGGCTAGCGGACAGCATGATGCAGTGGGCGAAATGGGTGGCCGCGATAGCTCTTGGGGCTACAGTGGTGTGGGACTGGATCGCCAAGATCATCAAACAAGCTGGCACGCCATGACCAAACTCTTCGTGAAGATTTCCCAACGCTGGATGTGGCTTGCGAATGTCACCATCCTGTTGTCATTCGTGATCATTGCAACCTACGCAGCGGATCGGGCCCCGCCGTTCAAAGTGCTGACAATGAATCCATTGCAAGTGGCGCGCGGTGAGACCGCTGTCTTCAAGGCGACTGTGTGGCGTGATCCGACTCGGAAATGCTCAGCCGAGTTCTCTCGCTTCATTTTCGATTCAAGTGGTGCGCGGCACGACCTTGGTAAATCGACAGCCACAGCCGAAATGATCAGCAGCATGGAGAAAGAAAGTCCAGGCATGCTTACCGTTTCCGTGCAGATCCCGATTGATGTTGCGACAGGGCACGCAAAAATGGTCACTGCGTTGCAGTATCGGTGCAATAAGGTACATGCTGTATGGCCAATCGAAACCACGACAGAACTACCGTTTACGGTACTGCCATAGGGCTCTTGGCCTTGGGTGCGGCGCTGCACTACGGGTGGGCGCTGGTGCCACCTGAGCATGCCGCTCAGGTCTGGAATGCCTGTGGAGCGGTAGCCCGTGCCGCATTGATCGTCTTCGTTGTCGCGCGGCTCATGCACCCGCTTGTCAGGGCTGTGCAACTGTCTTAGCTTACAGGTGGCAGATCGACGATGACCTGTGATGATGTCTCGCATGAAAGTCATCAAGACGCGCCGCTTCCGACTGTGCTTCAAGCATGTCGTGATCACCGCTGTCGCTGTGCTTGTTGCAGTCAGTGCTCTGCTGGAATTGGCCCGCTGGATAGCAAGTCCGTAGCGTGGGTGCCCCGTGGAGTGTGATGACTCCACAGCGCTGGCATTCCTTGCAGTCATTGCAGTTGCAACTGCAATTGCCTCTTGGCATCTTGTACAGCCGATCTATCAAGCTCGATTCATACGCCTCAGAAAAATACTAGAGAGCGTCATGCTTAGGCTTGAAGAGGCTCGCCGCTACGTTGAGCGTGACCGAGCCATTGAGCAAAAGAAATATGAACGGCAACGCTTTCAGATTCTGACTTCGCGCGAGCGCTTGGCAGAACTTGAAGATCTGTTTAGGTCATACCTCCTGACGCAGCAAAGCATTGACGCAATGGCTGCTGCAAATCTCACGAACAGGGCACGTGAGTCGCTTGCAAGTGACTTCGGCGAACTCAGAGATTGACGCATTGGGTGCTTCGAAAGATGAGCACTTTCAGGTGTCGCTACAATTACGTCGAAATCGATCACAAGGCCGACACATGAGTGACCACGCTGCACGATCTGCGCTTTCGCGAATGCACTTGCGCGAACTCGCCGTGGCTGCCCATTACACGGGCATCGCCTCTGATCTGCGCATGTTGGCAATGGTGAAGTCCGACGAAGCGGAACAAGCCTTCATGGCTCGCCGAATCGAACTGGTGACAGCCTACGGCATGACCCCTGTTCAACAGACCAAGCCGTTTGCATTCAGCAGTGGCATCGCGGTCATTCCGGTGCACGGCACGCTGATCAACCGATTCGGCTACTCGTGGAGTTTCGTCACCGGGTACAACTTCATTCGCCAACAGACAGCATTGGCCGGGCAAGATCCTGACGTTCTCGGCATCGTCTATGACCACAACACCTACGGCGGTGAGGCTGCCGGCTGCTTTGAATGCTCGGCCGATCTGAAGCAACTGGCCAACGGCAAGCCCACACTTGCCGTCGTTGACAGCAACTCCTACAGTGCGGGCATGGCGTTGGCTGTCGGTGCTGATCAGATTGCAGTCACCCCGAGCGGTGGCGTCGGCTCGATCGGTGTTGTCGCAATGCATGTCTCCTACGAGAAGATGCTTGAGGACGTTGGACTCAAGGTCACGTTCATTCACGGTGGCGCCCACAAGGTCGACGGCAATCCGTACGAGGATTTGCCCGATGCGGTGAAGGCCGACATCCAGAAAAGCATTGACGTTTCATACGCAGCTTTCGTCTCTCTCGTGGCCAAGGGCCGCAAGATGGACGAGAAGGCCGTCCGTGCCACAGAGGCACGCACATTCAGGGCTGAGGACGCGTTGTCTCTCGGCCTGATTGATGCCGTCGCAACGCCTCAAGAGGCGGTGCGGGCATTCCTGGGCGAGCTATCCGGCTCGAATCCGCAACCACGCAAGAAGGAGGACGCTATGTCCGATGCAGCGAAGCCGGGCGCCGACAACAAGGCCGCCCCGGAAGAACTGGCAAAGGCGCAAGCCGATGCCACCAAGGCGGAACGCGCTCGCGTTTCTGGCATCCAGACCTGCGAAGAAGCCAAGGGCCGCGAAACCCTGGCATCGCACCTGGCGTTCAAGACCGACATGACGGTGGATCAGGCCAAGGAGATCCTTGCCGCTGCGCCCATCACGGCAACCGACCCGAAGGCCACAGGCGGCAACGTCTTCAAGGAAGCCATGGACAAGGGCACGCACCCGAACGTGGGGGCCGAAGGCGGCGGTCAAGGCGGCGGCAACGGGCAAAGCGTTTCGTCGCGCATCCTGGCCAACGCGCGACTTGCAGGCGTCACCGGCATCAAGCCGGCGAAGCACTGATCCAGCACATCAACTGAGCCAAGGAGAAAATCATGGCTGTGAATGACATCGCGGGCGCCGCGACCTACGCCGGTCTGACCCCGCAGCAACTGCTGGCCGGCGACATGCCGATGAAGACGGACGCGGGTGCCGCTGCCGCCGACATCACCAAGTACCAACTCTGCGCCCTTCTGGCTGCAGGGACGCTCACGCCGTTCGTCACTGGCACCCACACCGCAGCACAAGCCGTGCTGGCGATGCAGGCGGCCCTGACGGGCCAACAGTGTGTCTACGCTCACACCGGCATCTTCAATGATGCGATCGTGACGTGGCCTGCTGGTGCCGCACTTGACACCTACGTTGAGCGTCGGGCCTTCTTCACCGGCACTTTCAAGGTGTCGAAGCTGTATCCGTCCGTCTGATCGACGCTGACAGCAACTCAACCGAAAGGAATCGATCATGACGATCACTGTCCCGTACGACACCGCAGAACTCTTGGAGGTGTCGAGCCAGATCAAGACGATCCAGCCGTTCTGGCTGTCCTTCTTCCCGCGTGTCATCACCTTCGAGACGCAGGAAATCTTCTTCGACAAGGTGGACCAGGACTATCGCCGGCTCGCGCCGCTGGTGGTTCCGAACGTCCAAGGCCGCAACATGACGGTCGGCGGGTACACCTCGCTGTCCTTCAAGCCGGCCTACGTCAAGCCCAAGCACGCCATTGACCCGAACATGGTGATCGAGCGTCGTGCGGGTGAGGCACTGGGCAGCGGCAGCCTGTCCCTGGAACAACGCAAGGACGCCTCGGTTGCCGAGATCCTGCGCATCCATGACGCGCTGCTGACCAATCGCGAAGAATGGCTGGCCTCGAAGGCCCTCATCGACGCTTCGGTCACGCTGTCGGGTGAAGACTACCCGAGCACCACGGTGGCCTTCCAACGGCATGCTTCGCTGACCTACACCTTGACTTCCGGCGCCCGTTGGTCGCAGACCACGGCACTGCCGTTGACCGACATCCTGAATGCCCGGGTGAACGCCAACAACCGCAGCGGTGCTCGCATCCGCAAGTTGGTTTTCGGCGGCACGGCATGGAGTTACTTCAGCGCGCATGCCAACGTCAACCTCTACGGCACCAATGGCCTGCTTGATCGCAGCATCGGCGGCATCACCGGTGAGGTGCAACGCATGTGGGACGGCTACGAGGGCCAGGAATTCATGGGCTTCCTGTCGGGCTCGCAGGGCGGCGGCCGGTTGGAATTGTGGGTCGACACCAGCAAGTACGTCGATGATGCAGGGTCCGAACAGTTCTTCTTGGAACAGAAGACCGTCGTCGGCGTGTCGGAAGTTGAAGGCATCCGCTGCTACGGCGCCATCAAGGACTTTGACCGCCTCATGGCCGTCTCGCGGTTCCAGAAGTCCTGGCGCCAAGAAGACCCGTCCGTCGAGTACGTCTTGAGCCAGTCGGCGCCGCTGATGGTGCCAAAGAAGCCAAACGCCTCTTTCAAGATCATCACTTCGGACTGATCTTCGGCGTGACCGAATGAGGGCGGCCTTCGGGTCGCCCTCTATCTCAACCCAACCGAACCCAAGGACAGAACATGAAGCGCGTACCCCTGCAAAGCATCGTGGTCCAACGCAAAGGCGCAGCATTCAGCCCGCCCATCGGTGAACCCTTCGAGTTCACTGCCGAAGAGGTGAAGACTATCACCTCGGTCAATCCCGATGCCATTGGCACGGAAGCCGTTGTCGACGTTGCCGAAGCCAAGCCGCCTGCCGGCGAAGCCAAGCCGCCTGCCGGCGAAGCCAAGCCGCCTGCCGCGGATCTCTGATGCCATTCGACTTCGCCGCTGCGAAGGCCACGGCACGCCGGGTGGTTCAAACCACGTTCGGCGTGCAGGCGTTCTACACGGACGATGTGATCAATACCTTTGTCGAGACTCGCGTGCGCTGGCACAACCGACTTGCTCGCCCCGTAGGTGGCGACATGACAGACGGCGGCTACGCGGAAGTGATTGAAGGTATTGATCGGATCGTCCTGATCCCTGAAACAGTCGACGGATACCCGATTGATCTGCGGCGCAACGGTGTTGTCCGCGTGCCATCTCTGCTTGAAGCCGAGTTCATTCTTGAGCACAAGGAGCCGGTGACCGGCCCGCTTGAGGAAGCATGGGCGGTGACTCGCAAATGACCGCAACGATCATCGCAGCAGGACTCAGCGACTTTGCGAAGTTCGTTGAACAGTTGCCCGACCTGGCGGTTGAGGCTGCCTACCTTGCCGTGAATGAGGCGGCTCGGGACACAGTTCCTGCGATCAAGCGGCGCATGCGTCAGCAGATCAACTTCCCGGCGAGTTATCTCAACAAGGATCGCCTTGGGGTTCGACGCAAGGCGACCAAAGACCGCCTTGAGGCTGTGATCAGTGGCCGCGATCGGCCCACCTCGCTTGCCCGGTTCGCCGAAGGCGCGACGCGCCAGAACACCCGCGGGCGCCCGATCACGGTGAAGGTGAAGACCGGACATCAGACCCGCCTGAATCGCGCCTTCATCGTCGACCTGAAGAATGGCAACAAGGGCCTGGCGATCAGGCTACCAAAGGGCGAGACGCCGAACTCCGCGTACAAGCCTGTGCCGTTGACCCGAGGCGGCGGCAAAGAGACCGGCGCATGGCTGCTGTACGGGCCTTCCGTCGATCAGGTGATGAAGGGGGTCTCAGGCGAGGTGTCGGGCGACATCGGTGAGATGCTCAGTCGCAACTTCTTGCGTCAACTGTCGAGGTTGACCCGTGGCTGATTCATATCGCCTGGTGGTCCTGAAGCGGCTCACTGCGCTGCTTGAAGGCACGCCTCTCACCCCGTATGACGGGATCACCTTGCCTGCTACCTTGGCGGGTGTCGTCTTTCGCGGGCGAGTTGCCTACGGTGAGAATGACCCCGACGTGTTGGTCTCGATCCTTGAATCGCCACGAGACCTTGGGTCACAACATCTTGATGACGGCACGCGCACCGAACTATGGTCGCTCGCCATTCAAGGGTGGTGCCCTGACGACAAGAAGAATCCAACTGACCCGCTCTACGGCTTTGCCGATGATGTGGAGCGTCGCTTGTCGCGCGTTACGATTCAATCTCGCGGTACAGGCTACCCGAAGTATCCCGAGAACTACATGCTCGGTGCTGCAATTGACGGCAACGGGTCATTGATCACCAAGTTTCAGATTGGCAGGCCGAGCATTCGACCTCCCACTGAAGGCGTTTCGAGCAAGGCGTTCTTCTACCTCCCGGTGCAAGTCGGCATGGCTCGAATCTCGGTTGAGTAAAATTCAGCCGCTGTTTCCCTCAACTCTCCACTAGGAGTCTGCAATGCCCATCACGTCCGATCAAGGCGGAAAGAACTACACCCTCGGCCGTGGCCGGCTGTACTTCTCCCGTTTCACACCCGCGCAGGTTTCTGCCGGCATCACCGCATCAACGCAAGGCGAAGGTGAGCGCTTCTTCGGCAACGTGCCCGAGATGTCGATCACCTCGAATGAAGAGACCCTTGACCACTTCGCTTCGACGGGCGGCATCCGCGTCAAAGACGACTCGGTGTCCCTGCAGTTGGACCGCACCGGCTCCTTCACCACCGACAACATCGACTTGCCGAATCTGGCGCTGCTGTACCTGGGCGACAACCCGGCAACGCTGACGCAGGCGTCCATCACGGCTGCAACCTGGACGGTGACCGCCAAGCGCGGCATGTTCTACCAAATCGGTGAATCGAGTGTCTTGCCCAGTGGTGTGCGCAACGTCAGCACCATCATCGTCAAGACGGGCTCGCCTGGCTTTGCGACGACGGTGACCCAATCGGGCAACTACGAAGTCGACGAAGCGCTCGGCCGGCTGTACATCATCCCGGGCGCCCCGGGCATCGCCGACAACACGATCATCCAGGTGACCTACAACGCGGCGGCCGGCACGCGCAGCCAAGTCGTGGCCAAGTCGCAGTCGATCTACGGTGCACTCCGCTGGGTGGCTGACAACCCGAAGGGCACGAACTTCGACATGCTGATGCCGTACGTCAAGCTCTCGCCGAACGGGGATTACAACCTGCTGGGCGACGACTGGCAGTCGATGTCGTTTTCCTTCGAGGCGCTGACCAAGGGCGACCTGGCCACGATGTACCTGGACGGCCGGCAGGCTTGATGTCCTGACCTTCTGGGTGACGCATGCCTCTCGCCGGCTATCAGCCTGAAACGCGCGAAATTCAGATCGGCAGGGGGCAGTCCGTGGAGATCCGCGGGCTGTCCCTCAATCACCTTGCCGTTCTCATTCGCGAGCACTTCCCTGACCTTGACGGCATCGTTGAGATGTTCCAAGGGGGGGCTAATTTCGAGAAGGCTTCAATCGAGGCTGTCGTGCTTGCGATCGTGTCGCAGGCACCCGGGCTCGCCGCGAACCTGATCGCGTTGGCGGCCGGCGAAGGGGATGCGTCTGATGCCGAGAAACTCCCTGGTCCAGTTCAGGTGAAGATCCTGAGTGCGATCGGGGAACTCACATTCACCGAAGTCGGTGGCGTGGGAAAAGCGATGGAGATGCTCGCGGCTCTCCTGAAGCGGACGGAAGTGACCGAGGTACTCGCGAGGGTTCGTCAGACAACCGAGTAATTCGGTTCTACACGGGTCTTCGCCGCGAGGTGAGTTTGCTGTTGTCGGAAGGACATCCTTACGCACGAGATTACCCCGTAGCGATGGTCTGGTCTGAAGCGCGGATCGTCCGACAAAGGCGAGCGGCTGGCCGCAAGCAAGAGACGCTGCTGATGCAGATGGTCATTGGCTCGATCTTCAGCAAGGACGCCGGCAAACAACTGGCCAAGTTGCTGAAAGGACTTGACGAAAGCGACTGACATGGACCAGAAGGCCGTTGAACTGCTGATTCAGGCTAAGCTGAAAGGCGGCCGAGAACTCAACGCAATCGTCAAGTCAATCGGGGATCTCGAGAAGGCGATTGACGATCAGGCTGCTGCCGCCAAGCGAGGTGAGAACGCAGCAGATAAGCTCAAGGCGGCACAGGCAGCGCTCGCTGCCGTGCAGAAGGAACTGGGCGACCGCGGGGACACCGTTCGCCGGTTCCAAAGCCTCACCGATGCGATTGAAAAGCAAGGCGCAGCGGTCACCAAGGCGAAGGATCGTCTTGAGGCATATCAGACCAAGGTCGGCGATACGCGCAACGACAAGCAGCAAGCACAGGTTCTGAAACTCACTGCGGCCTATGAGGCACAGCGGAAGTCCCTGGCTCAACTCAAGTCGTCATCTGATCAACTCGGTCAAGGGCTCAGTGAAGCCGGCGTCGATGTCACGCGTCTGGCCGCTGCGCAGAAAGAACTCGCTGATCAGGAAGTTCGCGCCAAGGCATTGCTCGGCAAGGTCAATCAAGAACTGATTGACTACAGCACGAACATCGATCGTGCCCGCGAGGCAACTCGAAAACTAGCCGACGAACAGGCCAAGTTGAACAGGCTGCAGAAGGGCAATGCGACTGACGCATCCCTTGGCCGCCAGCAAGCAGCGGCAGCCCGCAAGGCAGCCGAACAGACGGCGTTTGATCAACAGGCGCAGACCACCTCTTTCCGTTCCAACGATGCACTGACGCGGAACAAGGCTGCCGCTGAATCTGAACTGCTGGCAATCCGTGAATCCGAAGAGTTCATGCGCCGCTATGCCGCTGCCAAGGTGGACGCAGCAAAGCAGGATGCAGGCTTCAGGAAGACAGCGGATGAGGCTCAGGCGGCTGCAAAGCAGTACGCCACCCTCGTACGTGCCTCAAGCGATCTGCGGCCCCGTGTGGTGTCTTTGCGTGACGCCTTGGATGGCATCATCAATCCAAGCGCGAAGGCCCGTGAGACATTGGCCGGTGTTGAACAGCAGATCAAGGAAATCAGTGCGGTCATCGCCGGCAGCAATGGTGCGGTCAAGGACTATTCGGAACAATTCAAGAATCTGTCTCAGGCTCAGAAGGCTATCCAAGGGCAAGCCGGCCTGATCGATGATTTCAGGAATCAGACTGCCGCCGTCCGTGCTGCGCGCACTGAGTTCACGACGGCGCGTGCGCAAGTCAGTCAGTACGCTGAGGCTTTGCGCCAAGGTGGCAGTGCGGCTACGCAGTTCACCAAGCCTCTCGCTGAGGCTCAGATCAGACTGAGGCAGGCCGCAAGTGCTCTGCGTGATCAGGTGCAGGCTGCCCGCGATTCACGCAACGCATTGCGGCAAGCCGGGATCGATACCAAGAACCTTGCGGACGCACAGACTCGCCTCGTGTCCGCTACCCGGCAATCGGGTGAGGCTCTGCGGGCACTCGGCCAAGCCGCTGAAGCGAACGGCAATGCCGTCACCAAGTCGGGCAAGGGGTTCTCGCTGTTTCGCGATGAGGGCCGGACAACTCTCTCAATCACCCAGCGGCTGAGGGGTGAGATCCTTGCGCTGACGACGGCTTATATCGGCGTGCAAGGGGCCATCGGCCTTGCGCGCGACTCCCTCAAAGCGTTCAACGACATTCAAGGTCTCAAGTCGACCTTTGCGTTCGCACTTGGCACACAAGACACCGATGTCATTGGCAAGGAGATCGCGTACATCCGCGATCAGGCTGAGCGTCTCGGTGTGTCATTCGAGAAGGGCAGCAAGGGGTACGCGAAGTTCGCGGCAGCGGCATTGAAGTCGGGCGCGAGTGTCCAAGAATCCCGATTCATCTTCGAAGCCTTCTCTGAAGTCGCCCGAACAATCAATCTCACACCGGATGAATTGAACGGCCTTTTCAACGCGATCGGTCAATCATTCAGTAAAGGAAAAATACAGGCCGAAGAATTGAGGCAGCAAATCGGCGAACGACTTCCTGGCGCCTTCGCCTTTGCGCAGGAAGCCCTGAAAGACAAGTTCCCCGATCTGAACAAGGCACTTGAGGGCGGCTTGGTCGGTGCAGAGAACATGCTGTTGATTGCCGAGTCGGTGCGCAAGGCTGCGCAAGGTGGCTTGGCGCAAGCTCTGAAGTCGCTCGATGCGGAACAGCAGCGCTTCAACAACTCGGTGCTGTTCTTCAAGCAGCAGATCGCAGAAGCCGGCTTTGCCGATGC